TTAGATGCTCTTGGAAGATTTGCATGTATGCCACCAGAAGCTGTTGATGCATTCTTTAAGTCTAGAGAAAAAATAGAAAAAGCTTTTTATAAAATGAATATTGCTGTGGATCAGTTTGGAAGATTAGAAGAATGGTTTCAGCCAGAAAAAGACAAAGAGTATTTCATACACGTCGACCTTGCACAAAAGCATGACCATTGTGCTGTTGCATTGGCACACGTAAACCATTGGGTAAATGTAAAAGTAACAAGTGACTACTCTCAGCCAGCGCCAATAGTTGAAGTGGACGCAGTAAGATTTTGGACTCCAACTGCTGATAAGTCTGTAGACTTTACAGAAGTTAAGGATTATATTCTTTCATTAAAAACTCGTGGATTCAATATTAAGGTTTGTACATTCGATAGATGGAATTCTCATGACATGATGCAGCAGCTAAAACAATATGGAATCAATACTGAGTTGCTTTCTGTTGCTAAAAGACATTACGATGATATGGCAATGATAGTTGCAGAAGAAAGAGTTTCTGGCCCAGCAATTAAATTATTGATTGATGAACTATTACAATTAAGAATTATGAGAGATAAGGTAGACCACCCAAGAAAGGGATCTAAAGACCTTGCAGATGCGGTATGCGGAGCAATATTTAACTCTATTAGTAGAACTAAACAAGAAAATGACAAAGAAATTAAAATTCATACCTACGAATCAATGAGCTACGACAATGATTCTGATGATGAAGAGACGGTATTGAATATGATAAGGGCACCTAAAATGCCTTCGGAATTGAAAGACGCAATGGATAGGATGATGATAATATGAGCGAGTATCAAGATAGAGCAAAAGAGTGTAAGTGTTGCGGTAAACATGTGCCATTGCCAACAGTTCTAAAAGAATATAATGGAATAGTAATGTGCCCCACGACATTTGCAAATGTTGTAGAGTATAAAAGAATATGGAAAAATTTAGGTGTAAGGCCTCAAGGTAATGTGCGTAAACATTTTTCAGAGTATGTTCAGCAAATTGTAGAACAAACTATAGATAAAAATGAAGATGGCAGTCTTCAATAATACTGCTGCATAACATAATTATAGGAAGAGGTCCACATGGACGAGGACGACGAAAAGCTACAACATTACTTAGAGATAGGTGCAATAGAGCTGGAAGGCGTAGATGAAAATGGAGAAGTTATTTATTCTATTTCGGAAAAAGCAAAAGAAATAGCTCCAGAGCTATGGGAATCTCACAGGCAATGGGTAGACAAAGCCTTGGTTGATTTATATGAATCTGGACTTATATCTGTAGACTACAATGAAGATCTAGAAGCAACAATAAATCTTAGCCCAGAGGGATATGATAGGGCCAGGGACTTAGGCCTTATTGAATTAGACATAGATAAAGATATACCAAACAATTAAAATATATTTTTAATATTTTTTACAATATGATATAATTATATTAGGATGCCCCATGGGGGTCCTAAATTAACTTATTCGCTTGAAAGGGGAATAAAATGGTACAAACATATACATGGGATCTTTTTAAAGATCCATTTTTTATTGGCTTTAATCGTGAACTAGATAGACTTACAAGAGTTCACAGCCACGCATCAAACTCAACATACCCACCATACAATGTAATCAAAACAGACAACGAGGATACATTTTTAATCGAAGTTGCTGTGGCGGGCTTTGCCAAGGAAGACCTTGGAATCACAATAAAGGATCAGACTCTTACCGTAAAGGGTGAGATTCAAGATATTTCTGATGAAACAAAGTTCGTGCATAAGGGTATTGCAGCTCGTAAATTCACAAGAGAGTTTGCTCTCGGAGAATATATTGAGGTTACTGGTGCTGAGGTATTAAATGGCATGCTTACAATTAAATTAGAGCGTGTTATTCCTGAAGAGGAAAAGCCAAAAACCATCAAGATCAAATAAATAGTATAATATAGATCTGCACCCCGTCACTGGGGAGTCGCAGATTTTATGCGGGCCGCTACCCGCAGGATAGACCTGAGTACGTCTCGAAACTGCTCACAACTAAGGAGATTTAAATGTTTGAATACTATGTTAAAAAGGTTACAAAAGTTGTGGACGGAGACACAATAGATGTTGACATAGACCTAGGTTTCGACATTTCATTTAGCTCAAGAGTCAGACTTGCTGGAATAGATACTCCAGAAAGTAGAACAGCTGATAAGATAGAAAAAGCTCTTGGCCTTGAAGCAAAATCTTATTTAAAGAATGCAATTGATTCTGCAAAATCTGTTGTTATTAAAACAGAAAAAATGGATAGTTCAGAAAAGTATGGAAGAATTTTAGGATGGGTATTTTTAGACGGATCAAGCGTTTCTATCAATCAAAAAATGATTGATGACGGACATGCTTGGGGATACATGGGGGAAACTAAGGTTAAAGATTTTACAGCCTTAGCAGAGAAGAGAAAAAAGAGCGGTAAGTAATGCCTATATATGAATACAAGTGTGAATGTTCAATAGAAGATATACTACAGTTTGAAAGAAGTATTTCAGACATTGAGCCAGAGTACGGATGCCCTACTTGCGGATCTGTAATGAAAAGACATTATGGCACATTCGGAATACAGTTTAATGGTGCTGGTTTTTACAAAACAGATAACCCGAAATAGTCAACTAACTTAAATTAATTAAACTCTCATGCTATAATTACTAAGTTACATAAATAATTTATGTAACTTAGGAGAGTCTTAATTGACTAGAAAAGCTAAACTTTTATTATTCAGCCTGATTGTATTGGGCTGGCTATCATTTTCTGTACCAGATTATGCTAATGCAACTGGAGACGGAAGTCAGGAACAGGTAGTAGTAAGTCCAGCACAACAGGCGGTAAACTCAGCTCTTGGAACAGCTACTACAGAAGTACAGCAAGCCATAAATGCAACTGAAAATTCTGCAACTGAAATAACACAGGCTCAAACAGAATTATCTCAAGCTCAGGCTGCAGTATCAGGATTATCATCAGCAGTATCTACAGCACAAACAAGTGTTAATAATGTTCAAAGTGCTATTAATAATATTAACGGTGTTGATTTAACAGTAACTCCAGTAGATCAAAGTTCTCAATTAGTACAAGATGCTAAGGCAACTGTAATTAATGCTCAAACAGCAATTAATAATATTAATACAACTACTGCCCAAACAGAAATTTCTCAAACAACTACAGCAAGATCAGAAGCGGTTACTGCTCAAGCAACCGCACAAACAGAATTAACTCAAGCAAACATTGCTATTGATGCTGCTCAAACTGCAGTAAATAATTTACAGTCAACTATTGGAACAACCGTCAACGTTTTGGCTGGAGTAGACGATGCTGGTGTTCAAATGAATCTTCCATTTGGAATGCAAATGGGTGGAACTGTTTATAATAATGTATTTGTCGGATCAAATGCAACAATAACATTTGGAAGTAATGAGGGGAATGTATATTGGGATACACCAGGAGCACCTTCTATATCTATTGCTGGCTGGGACTGGACTACTTGGAGCACAGGAACTGGAATTACATATTCAACTACTGGAACAAGCCTAGATGTTGCTTGGGACTTAAGACCTTATCCACAACAGGATGCTTCTACACAAATGGTTCAAATTAGATTTAATGCTGATGTTAATCCAAATGACGGAGCATGGATGGCAAACGTAACCGCAGTTGGACCAATACCAGGCGGAGCAAGATTTAATTATAGAGAAACAACAAATGGCGCTATCACACCAATTACAGATACTAATACTGGTACTGGATTTGCTGGACAAATAAGTCAGGGGTCAACATTTACTCCATATGTAAATCCAAATACTTCAGCAGTTCAGGCTGCCGTAGATGCAGCAAATGCAACTATTACTCAACTTAATCAAAGTCTTTCTCCAGTTGTTGCTCAAAATGCATTAAATAATTCTGCAATAAATGCTATCAATACAACATCACTGACCAATACAGTTAACTCTGCAATATCAACAAAGAATGCTTTGCAAACAACATTAAATACAAGGTCATCTCAGTTAACTACTGCTATTAATAATAATATTCCAACTCCAGCACCAATAATTGGCGAAGCGGAAATTAATGGAACTTCAATATCTATTCCAGTGAGTATGCCAGAAGGATATTCTGCTGGAACTTGGTACTATCAAGTTGAATTAGTTGGAGTTTCTGCTTCTAATCCATATGTAGTCGGAACAAGTATTGCAACTGGATCGTCTGAATTGATTGAGCTAGAAGGATTAACTGAAGGTGCAACATATACAATTAGTATAGCGAATTCAAGTGGTGCAGTTAGTGCGTATACATCTACAACAGTATCTATACCTGCATCACAAAGTTCAAACTTAACTGGTGGAGGAATATCAGAGCCACCCGCAGAAGAGCCACCAGCAGAAGAACCACCTGCAGAAGAACCACCAGCAGAAGAACCACCTGCAGAAGAACCACCAGCAGAAGAACCACCTGCAGAAGAACCACCTGCAGAAGAACCACCTGCAGAAGAACCACCTGCTGAAGAACCACCTGCAGAAGAACCACCTGCAGAAGAACCACCTGCTGAAGAACCACCTGCTGAAGAACCACCTGCTGAAGAAATGTCGGTAGAAGAAATAGTTGAAGTGGTTGAAAATCTTATTGCAGACGGAAACCTAACAGCATCAGATGCAGAAGCTGTACTTGAATCTTTATCTGCAGACGGTGAAATTACTTCTGAAGAAGTAAATAATTTATCAGATGCATTAACTGAAGACGGTACATTCACACTAGCAGAAAAAGAATTAGTTGCAGATGCACTAGTAGAGTCATCGGAAGGCGCTCCAATTGCAGCAGCAGACATTGCTGCTGCGGGACTTGAATATCGTGATCTTCCACCACAAATTCCAGTAGAAGTTAGAGAAGATGCTAACGGTAATCCAGTAGTTATTACAGCCGAAGTTGCATCAGCATTATTAACATTAGAATCTCCAGCAGCACTTGTTAACGCAATTGCTGGATGCTTTAATCCAGAAGAAGCAATTGAAGGATTAACAGAAGAACAAAAGTGTGAATTGGACAAAGCTTTAGCAAATATTGGTGCTGACATGAGCCCAGAAGAAAGACAAGACGCTAAAGAAATTTTAGTGGCAGCAATTTTAGTTGGCCAAGTAATCCTTGGTAGTTCAATTCTGAGAATAAGGGGGTAAATATGAACTGGTTGAAAAAAAGAGCTATAGCAATTCTTAGCGAAAACTTTACTTTTCTAGGATTTTTCGTGGCCTGGGTTGTCCTTGAGGGCAGCGCTAAAACAGTGGTCGGATACGTGACATTGGCCTCAGTAGCCATATGGTTTATGACTATAGGAATAAGAGAAAAGGCTGAAAAAGAAGAAGAGTAGACTTTAGAGCAATAAATTTGCTATAATGGTATTATGAAAAAGCTTACATCTATTGCCTTAGCCGCTCTATTAATGGTATCATTAACAGGATGCGGCTATCAGGGTTTCTACAGATACCCTTGCCAAAATCCAGAAAACTGGAAGAATGCTGAATGCAATCCTCCTATATGTGAAGCATCTGGAACGTGCACAAAAGATATGATTAAAATAGACACAAAGTCAGATATAAATATAACAGAGGGAACAAACAATGGCTAAACAAAGATTAACAGCGTCAGAGATAGATGCAAGATTAAAATTTATTTTAGGAATTACTCTAGGAGCAATACTATTTCTTACTTCGGTAGGAATCTTGTATGGCCTTTTATTCGTAAGCCAACCAATCGGAACTCAATCAGAAAACGATAAAATGTTTTTCAATGTTCTTGGATCAGTTGCTACATTCATTACAGGAACATTAGCAGGTCTTTTAATTGGTAACTCAGGTGCTAAAGATATAATGGCAGCACAAATAGCCAACAAAGAAGTAGATGCTAAAAATACACAGGCAGATAAAAAATTAGAAGCAGAAATTGATGCAACTGCAGCACGTTTAGCAGCTAAGCCAGATGGACAAATGCCAGCAGAACAACCAGTTGATACAGATTGGGATAAATAAAAGTGGCAGATCAAGGTACCGCAGCACGTTTAATTGAAGTTGCTACAGCAGAAATTGGGACTATTGAAGGTCCAAAAGATAACGAAACAAAATACGGAGCTTACACAAAAGCTAACTTTCAACCATGGTGTGGAAGTTTTGTAAACTGGTGTGGCAATGAAGCAGGAGTAAAAATTCCAAATACGGTCTATACTCCAGCTGGTGTAACAGCATTTAAGAAAGCTGGCGCCTGGATTGATGGAGATATTGCAGATCCAGAACCAGGAGATATTGCCTATTTTGATTTCCCTTCAGATGGCGTCGATAGGGTGTCTCACGTAGGTATTGTTATTAAAGACAATGAAGATGGAACAGTTTGGTGTATAGAAGGAAATACTTCTTCAAAGAAATCAGGAAGCCAAAGAAACGGCGGAGAAGTATGTAAACAACTTCGTGCTTTCAAAAAAAATAAGGCTGGGGTAATGATTTCAATTGTAGGATTTGGTCGTCCTAAGTTTGGATCTACTGGAAAACCATCAACAACAAAAGCAACATCTTCTAAAAAGAAAACATGCGGAAGTTGCGGTCAAGAAATTAAGTAAATGAATAACTATAGAATTAAAATAGAGGTAGATGCTGAAGTTCAAGCATTTAGCGAAAATGATGCTGTAGATTATGTAAATGATATTTTTGGTATAGACGAAGAAATTAAAAACATTAAAGTAGTTAGCGTTAAGGAGAAATAGAATGGCAAAAGAAGGATACAAGCCGACATCAGGTATGCAGTCAGCAGCTCGCCGTGCTATTAAATTAAAAGAGCAAGGTAAAGCCAAAGGTGCAGGAACAGTAGTTGGATGGACTCGTGCAGGACAATTAGCTAGAGGAGAAACTCTTAGCCTATCAACCGTAAAGCGTATGTATTCATACTTTTCTCGTCATGAAGTAGACAAAAAAGGTAAAGACTGGGATAACTCAGAAAACCCTTCAAACGGAAAGATCATGTGGTTAGCATGGGGCGGAGATGCAGGCTTCTCTTGGTCTCGTAAAATAGTAGAGAGAGAGAAAAATATGAAAAAATCAATTATAACAAATGAGTTAGTAGAAGAAATTAAAGATATTTTAGATGATGTAGTTAATCCAACAGATACAGTGGTTGAAATTCCAGACGATGAAAGCATTACAAAAGCCTTGCGTCCTGAAATTACAAAAGAACAATTAGGTATGGTTATAGAGCATTTAATGGAAGCAATTGAAGGTATGATCGAAGTTCCAGAAGAGGAAGATTCAGAAGAAGAGACAATGGCTCCAGAATCAACAGACTCTACAGAAATTGAAGATGTTTTAAAATCAGAAGATTATCAGTCAGATAACGAAGATGAAGATAAATGGGATAATCTTACAAAAGCCTGCTGGTCAGGATATAAACAAGAAGGAATGAAAGAAAAGGGTGGAAGAATGGTACCAAATTGCGTACCAGTTGAAAAAGCTCATGAAATGACAGAGACAAAAGAAGAAATGAAAAAGTCCATATGGGATGGCACATTTATTAAATAACCTATTGACAAGGCCGCAGTATTTCGTGTATAATAATACATAGGGATGCTGCGGTTTTACTTTTAAGGATAAAGTGTTACATTTAAACCCGCTAGGTGTAGAAGTTTTTATAGATAGAACAAGATCAAACAATATAGACCCACACTGGGATAACTATGATTTAGTTGTCTGGAAAAAAGATAGCTCTGGATTTTCTCATATAAAGGGAATGTTTAGAAAAAACAATTGGGGCATTGCTGAAAAGTTTTCAGTAACTAAAAACGGTACCTGGGTTCTTCCCAAAAAATATGTCAGATATTTTAAATAGTCTTGGCGTAGACCACGAAGATTTTGATTGGTGGCACCTATCAATATGTAATGGAATGGATACGAATCTATTCTATGAAAAATATGAAATGGATGTCAACATTGCAAAAAATATTGATGAGGCATGCCTGTCATGTCCAGTAATTAATATTTGTTATCAGTCTGGTGTAGATAATAATGAGTATGGTGTATGGGGTGGAGTATATTTAAACTCAGGATCCATAGACAAAACAAGAAATTTACACAAAACTCCTGATGTCTGGAAGAGGTTAAAAAAGAAAAATGTTTATTGATAAGAGCCTCGACAAGCAAAAAGAACATTTTAAGTATGGAATTAATCAATGGACTGGTGAACCAAATAAACCAGTTTTCTATAATAAAGAAATGGCCCAGAAGGTTAGAGAAATAAAGAGGCCAGTCACAGATTTGATGATGGATATTGTACAATACCCAGATTTTTTAGCTATAAGACTATACGAAGATAATTTCGTTATGTATGATGGCATTAAAAAAGAAATGGTTATTGATTACGTATCTAAGATCAAAAAGCTCATAGAATCCTATGGGGTAAGATGTGAACTGGAAGGACAACCTAGCCGTGGAATACTATGATACAATTCATATTGTTTATGTAATAGAAAAAGAAATTTACGGAACAGTTGATACGCTTGGCGCTTTCGCCTCAACTGTTAAATATAAAATAGACGGCATGGAATATGAAGATCTATTAGAAAATGAGGAATTTATGATAATGGACGAGATCACATTCTTACACGTAGAGGAAGAAAACTAAATGGAAAAAATACTTTGTTACTCATGTAATAAAAGCAAGAATAAATTAAATGTTAGAAAATCGGCACTGCTTCCAATTAACTTATTAATGTGCGAATCCTGTATATCTGGAAAGCTAGAGCCAAGATGGGTACTTATACTTTCTGGTCGACAGAATGGATCAGACTCAGTAAAAGAATTTATAATTAAAAAGAAATACCTAGGTCAAGAAATTACTGCTGCTGAATTATTAGTATAACTAAACTGGTATAATTGGTCTATATGACTATAGATCCAATATCCCTAATTATACCTATTTGTACTGCTTTACTAGGCGGAGTAGGTGCCTCTTTGCTGTCGGGAAGAAGAGAATACAAAAAAGAACAAATAAGACAAAAAGAGCGAGAGCAGGATCATTTAAAGATTGAGCTTAAGGATCTTAAACTTGCCTTATATAAACTTGAGCGTGATCTGACTGAATGGAAAGATAAATATTATGGAGCCATACAAGAATTAATTTCAGTAAAGTCAGAATTAGAAGAGACCTTAATTAAACTAACATTTATAGACCATAAAATAGATGATATGAACAGGCTGGACTAAGAATATTAAAAATAGTATACTGGGATTATGACCTGTATTGTTGCTTTAGTCCATGAAAATAAGGTGTTGCTTGGCGGAGACGCATCAGCATCTGATGAAAAGTCTGGTTTAATTTTCCAAAGAAACGATCCAAAGGTTTTTAAAGTTGGTCAATTTGGGATAGGATTTGTTGACAGTTTTAGAATGGGACAAATACTACAATATAACTGGACACCACCATTATACAAAGCAACTGCAGGATTTAAAAATTTAGATAAGTTTATGCGTACTAAGTTTATTGAATCTATTAAAGAAACATTTCAAGAGCATGGGTACGGAAAGTTTGGGTCAAGCGCACCAGAGGATGGCGATGAAGGCGGAGTATTTATAATCACGGTTCAAGGCTCTGGAAGAATATTTGTAATGGATACAGACTTCCATATTGGAGAAGCAGACGTTGCTTTCATGGCAGAAGGAAGTGGACAACAGCTAGCTCTTGGATCACTATACTCTACTGGATTAATTAAAACTCCTCGTAAGCGTGTTAGAATGGCTCTAGAGGCAGCAGCTAAATTTAATATGGCCGTAAGAGGCCCCTTTACAATCATAGAGGTTTAGAGTATAATTAAATTATGGATATCAATGATTTGAGACCTGAAGATTATACAAAAGCTATGGACTTGCGTGGTACACCAACACATGTATGTCCATGCGGATGCAATATCTGGAACGTAAAGGTAATCTTTGATAAATTTGAAATAGCACAGTATTTTTTAGATATGGAATGTGCAAACTGCGGTAGTCTTGCTACCGCCCCAACACCAGAAGACGGATTCTAATGAGAAAAAATGAAAGACTCAGACTGCTTGAAATGCAGTTGCTTAGACTTGAATTTGAAGTCGAATTATTAAACCATATGCTTTCTGCTATTATGGAACAAAATGGACTAGCCCAACCAGAATTAGATGCTGGTAAATGGTATAAAAGAAGACTAAAGGGCCTAGAATAACTATTGACACAATCGCTCTAATTTAGTAGAATTTAGGGTATGAACAAAAAACTAATAGCGGCTCTAGTAGCCACAGCAATATCTTTACCAACATTCGCTAATTCTGCGAAAGCTGAGAATCAACCTGCACCTACGATTGCAATCCTAGACACAGCACTTGATTCTTCTCTGTCTTTATTTAAAGATAGAATTATTCATGAAGCATGTGTAGTTCAATGGAACTCCTGCCCAAACGGACTTAGCGTTATGGAAGGTCCAGGATCGGCATCTATGCCATCACAATTCATTTCTAAAAATGGATTTGAGCATGGAACACAAATGGCTTCTTTAGCAGTAAAAACAAACATGACTGTTAAAATTGTATTTGTAAGAGTTATTGGGTCAACATCTAATGGAGCGAGACAAAGTGCTGGAGAGCAAACTGTATTCAATGCTTTAGATTGGGTTATTGCCAATAAAGATAAGTTTAATATTCAAGCAGTATCAATGTCGCAGTCTCATCATAATTTGGGATTAGCTGGAACAGATTACTGCCCAAAGACACCAAACACTGAAGCCAGAATTAAGTCATTGGCTGCTAGCGGAATTCCAGTATTTTTCCCAGCAGGTAATGGAAGAGACTATCAAAGAATTGATTGGCCAGCATGTATTCCATCTTCAATTGCAATTGGTGCCACAATGCCAACAAAAGAAGTTGCAATCTATTCAAACTTTGATTCTAAATTGGTAGATTTCTTTGCAGAAGGAACAACACGAGCATTAAATCCAGGTGGATCTATTGTTAACGTTGCTGGAACATCTGCTTCTACTGTTACTGCAGCCACTTCATGGGCTACATTAAAAAGTTTAAAGCCAAATCTTAGTTACTCAGAAATTTATGATATTTTATCTAAGACATCATTCCCAACTAAGAATTCAAAGGTTTCTGGCGGAAAACTAATTGATTTATCAAAGGCTATCAATGGCCAATAATCAAGTAACCGTACTAGAAGGAATCATTGAAGATATTTCTATTGAATTATATCAAAAGCTTTGGAATGCAATTCCTGCAGAAGAACAGAATGAGGAGTCTTCAAAGGCTATTGGATTAAATTCAAAAGAAACAACATTGTTCATTATCCAAAGATTTATGGATAAGTTTAATGCAGCAGCAGAAGAGTTAAAAGACAAATAAATAAAAAGGCGGGCTAGTATTGACTAGCCCGCTATTATTTAGTAGAATAGGTATCATGCAAACATTCTTACCAGAGGCGGACTTTGCCGAAACAGCAAAGCATTTAGATCGTAAGCGTTTAATGAAACAACGTATAGAAAACCTACAAATATTAAAGTCTCTAGCAGGACTTTACAGTAGCGGGGCATGGTCAAACCATCCAGCAGTTAAAATGTGGAAAGGTCATGAAGACTGGCTATTCTTATACAATGAAGCTATTCTCAAAGAAGTTTTCTTGAGAGGATACAAAGACAATACATCAACAGAGTTTGATCGTGTGTATGAAGATAATTTTCTAGGCATATCCACAGATAAGCCTTGGTGGCTTGGAAAAGAAAAACTTCATTATACACATAAGGGAAGACTTTTTGAAAAGGATCCAGAGCATTACTGGTTCTACCAAGAGTTTGCGGACTATCGTGAATTAGGGTATACTTGTTGCGAGTCGTGCAGTTACTATTGGCCAGCACATAAGGTGGCACAATGATACTAACAGATGACAATCTTCAGGAAGCAATAGATGGCAACAGTCTACTGTTTCTTTATTTTTGGGCCGAATGGTGTGGACCATGCAAAAGGTTCTCTCCCATAATTTCAGAATTAAAAGAAGAAACTGGTTTACCAATATTTAAAATAGATTCTGATGCTAATCCAAAATCAGCAGAAAAGTTTAAAGTTACTGGTATACCAACTGTTTTAGTAATTGAAAATGGTGCTGAAGTTGAAAGAGTAATTGGCGCAATGCCAAAGCATAAGCTAATCGAAAGGCTTAAGCAATGGATGTAGATTTTGATGAGTGGATGTCGTTCGGTATTGAAAAAGGCTGGTGTGGACCACCAGTTTGCAATACACACGATGGACTACCTTTATCAGAGACGGAATATGATCTAGAGGATGAATGTATTCATATCATTAGATTGTATGACGATAAAGAAATGAAAGACGCTGTAGAGGAGAATCATTCTCCTTCACATTGGCGAGATATATATACAAAATAGGTTTCTGTGCTCATTAAGAGACAGAAAGAAAAAGGAGAAAAAATAAATGAGTTCATTTAAAAAAATTGCTCTAATTATGGCTGCAGCCGTATCGAGCACGTTTTTGGTTGCAATTCCGCAGGCCTCTGCAGCAGTAAGTGGTGGATACGAACTATCCTCTACACTAGCTAATGGTGCTCGTGGCGTAACCGTTTTATCTTCTGATGCTGACAAGGCTGAGGCTGGAGTTAATTCAACTATTGCATTAACAACTTCCGATACACTTGCTTCAACAGCAGATGATAACGTTTCGCTAGAAATTGCTGGACCAGCTATCTTTGGTGCTTATACAGCAGCAGGAAGCAATGCAGCAACACTAGCACTTACCAATTTAGGTAAGACATTTACATTTACAGCAGCGACATCTTCTGCAGTAAATCTTCCTTCACCAGTATTGGTTAACGTTACTGGAGCAGGAACAGTTACAATTACACAAAAGAAGAAGGTTGGATCAACCGTTTCTGTAATTGATATTAAAACAATTTATGCAGGAACAACTGCAAAGACAGATATCTTATCTGTATCAGACTCACTAGGTCGTGTTCAAGATACATCTACACAGGGAACACTAGCATCATCAGCAGATGTTGCTGGATCAACAACTGTTGTAAATGATGGAACAGCCTACGTGAATGTTTTGGCACGAGATGGATGGGCACAGACTATGGCAACTAACGGCGTATTGCAAGCGAATGCAAGCAATGGCGCAATTGTTTCATGGGATGCATCACCATCAGTCCAGGCATCATTTGCAGCTAAAACAGGTACTGGTGGAGTTCTTTATGTTAAGCAGGGAACTGCTAATGAGAATAAGCCAGTAACAACAAATATTACAGTTTCATACAACAACACAGTATTCGTCACAAAGACAGTGACATTTACTGGTCGTGCTGATGCAATTGTAGTTTCTGGTGTAGACATTGCACAGTCAAATGGAACACGTACAGGAACATACGACTTTGTAGTTAAGGATGCTGCTGGTAATCAATTAGCTGGAGTTACTCCAAATGCTGATACAACAAAGTATACTTCTCAAGTCACAGCCGTTTCTGTAGCAGGATCTTCTTCTGCAACAGCAGTACAAACTGGTGGTTGGACATGTGCTTCAACATCAGGATCTGCAACAGTACGTCTACAATTTACACGCTCAGATGCTACAGTAATCTATTCAAATGATTTCATTGCAGCATGTGCTGGAGGAGTAAACAAGTACACAGCCTCACTTGATAAGTCATCTTACAAGGCAGGAGAAATTGCAACACTAACAATCTCAGCAACAGATATTAATGGTGCTAAGGTTTACGCTGGTGCAACTCTAGGTGCTGGAGTAGCAATCTCAGGTGGTCAATTGACACCAGTAACTGCACCTTCATCAGGAGACGTATTTGATACTGCTGGTACTAGAGTAATTAAGTTTACAGTTGGAAATACATCTGGGTCATTTAATATGATCGTAGACCTTCCAGCATACGTATCTACAGACTCTGCAAAGACAGTCTCATACGCCATTGCTGACTCAGGAGCGGTAACAAATGCTGATATCCTAAAGTCAATCGTAGCGTTAATTGCTTCAATTAATAAGCAGATTCAAGCTTTACAAAAGCTTCTGCTAGCTAGAAAGTAATTTACTTAAATAAGGGGCAGGGGAAACCTTGCCCCTTTATTTATTAAATGATAGAATAGGTATATGGTAGTTGAAGATATGGACGGATCCTCAAAAGAAATATTTTATGACAACATGGAAGAACATTTTAGAAGTAAAATATCTTTAGAGGTTTCAGGACTAGAATTACCTAATGAGTGGAAGCCTAACGAAGTTATTAGATACATCGTTAGAAAAATAGAGAAGAGAAGTTAAGTGTTTAAAAAGATTAAAGAGGCACTAGGGCTTGTTGAAGAAACACCAACAATTGTTTGGGAACCAAGAGTAACAGTTGCAAAGAAAGCTGTTAAGAAAACTTCAAAGAAGCCAGTTAAGAAAACAACAAAAAAGAAGCCAGCTAAGAAGTCTACTGCAAAGAAAACTGTAAAGAAGACTGCTAAGAAGAGTACAAAAAAGGCTACTAAAAAGCGTTAATGATTGCAATAGAAGATAAGTGCGAAATGCCTGATTGTAGCAATAAAGCTGAAAAGCTTACCTCGACAGAAACAAAGTTTATACAAGTTTGTGGAGATTGCTATCAGGATAAGTACAAAGTATAACTAAGGAGATAAAATGTGTATTGAATGTGGATGTGAATCAGTAGGAAGCGAATCTGGAATCGCTAATATTCCAGGAGGAATTCTTGATACGTCAAGAGATGGAGAAGCAGGTTTAACATTAAACATGACAGCAACTCCAGAACAGAGAGAAAGCTTTATTAATGAGTGATGACGGAACTGGTATGGTTACTCCGCCTAATAGCGAGCCATCAGGCGCAGTAACATCTCAAGAAGTAGGTAGAAAAAAACCTTCTCAAGGTAAATTTCATTCTGGTCCGAGACCTCCTACAAAAATTGATCGGAACAAGCACGGGATCCGTAGGGAAACCACGTTTGGTCCTAAAAAAACTAAGCCAAAAAAAGTTTAATTAAAATTTAAACGTAGAATCCCCCTTAAAAAAAGGGGGTTTTCTATTGACGAAACTATTAATAAATACTATAATAGTAATAAGAGACAGGATCTATTTTGAAAAAAACTTTAGCTATTGCTTTATGCGATAATGGGCACGTCGACAGTAAATTTTTAGACGGAATCCTATCAATTATTGTATATATGAATTCAGTTGATTCCAAAGTAGTTTTTGACGGATTAATGCACGTTACTGGGAGCCAAATTGCTCAACAAAGACAAACAGCCATAGAATCTTGGTATAAAAATGCTCAATCAGATATGCTTTTATGGCTAGATTCAGATGTTGTAATTAATCAAGAAGTGTTTAAAAAGCTAATAGATTCTATAGATGAGACAGATAGACCAATAGTTAGCGGTGTTTATTTTATATCTCCAAATCAATATGAAACTATGGCTGACCCATACCCTGCAATATTTACAGACGACGGGAATAAAAACACCTCTATTCATCCTCTTCCAGTAAATCAACTAATAAAAATTGATGCAGCTGGATTTGGATTTCTTTTAATGCACAGATCTGCGGTTAAAAAATTAATAGAGTCAGAAGACAGCCTATTTGACGTAACCTTTGGTAAAATAAATTTAGGAGAAGATATTTCCTTTTTTAGAAAAGCAAAAAAGAATGGGATTCCAGTATATGCACACACAGGAGCATTGGCTGGACATATGAAAAGATTTAACCTAGATATAAATTATTATAAGAATCGGTGGATTAATAAATGACAACAATTGTTGGAATTCAAGGTGACGGCTGGACTGTCATGGCTGCAGATAGTCAGATAACAGATGAAAACTCTAAAATAATTAGTCCACAGACTCCAAAAATTATTAAGTTTAATGGTATATTGATTGGCTTACGTGGAGATGCGAGGCCTGGAGACATCGTTTCATACAACTGGACCCCACCAAAAATTGTTGGTGATCCACAAAAATGGGTTGTTTCTAAAATGATTCCCTCAATGATAAAGGCATTTGATAAATTTGGTTACGACTGGAAAGATAAAGAGTCTGAATTTAACTTCTTGGTGTCTGTAAAGTCACAACTATTTGATATTGGTTCAGACATGTCTATAAGCAGATCTCAGTATAACATGTATGCCGCTGGAAGCGGTAAAGACTTAGCTTTAGGATATATGGCGGGACAGCCATGGGATAATATAGAAGAGGCAGAGCAGGTTGCAATAGAGGCAATAGCCACTGCATCTATATTTGATATACATACAAGTGAGCCGATACAGGTTGAAATTGGATGAGAAAGCTAATTGATGGATCGGAAGTTGAAGAGTTTCAATTTCCAGTAAAGTTAGAAATTAAGACTAAGGCTCAAGCTAAATGGAAACTTATAGATTTGGAAACTGGTCAAGAGTATATTGGATCTAATGTGGTTACCAAATATGGAAAATGGATAAGGATGGATAAATAATGGGAAAGAATGGCCCTAAGCCAAAAGTACCTATGAATACAACTATTATAAGAGATGGTCGTATAGTAAGAATTAGAAAAGATGGAACCGTAAAGGCTGACCTTGGCCCTTATGCTCAAAAACCACAGAAGAGTAAATAATGATTAAGCCAATTGGCGCAATGCTTTTAGTTAAAGAAAATGAAGTAACAGATAAGAAAACCACAAGCGGATTAGTTATTTCAGCAGCTTTTGCAGATGTTGGCCCCAAGAGTGGCAAAGTAATAGACATTGGCGATGGCGAATATAACTATAAAGGTGATCTAATTCCTGTTAATGGAATAGACATTGGTGATACTGTATTCTATCAGGATCATAGCGGAACTGATATAGAAGATGAAGATAACACAAAGTACCTACTTATAAATGCTAAGAATATATTAGCCATAAAGGTAGAGAATCCTACAGAATAATATACAATATGTTTAATAGATTGAAGTGTATGTATAAAGGTCATAGCCTAAAACAGGCTGGCACATGTCCGTATACAGGATCAACATATGATTTCTGTGAAAGATGTGATTATATGATACCAAGAGAAATGGCAGAGTAATGAAAAAAATAATAACTATATTAGTTTCTGTTGTCTTAGTAATGAGTATTTTTACAGTCATAAATAAGTCAAACAACGGATGTGCCACTGTTTATGTAGACTATGGTAAATTAAATAATGGCTTAAAAGAAACAAAATGCATTGATATATATGGCAGTACAGACGCCTTATCGCTTTTGAGCAAAGCTAACTATATAATAGAAGGTACCAGAGAGTACGGTCAGGCTGTAGTCTGTAGAGTTAATGGGTTGCCAGACAAGTCTGTTGAAAGTTGTGACGTTATGCCACCAGCAAAGGCATATTGGGCGGTCATAATAAAGAAAAATCAAACTGTTCCACTTATCCCTAATGAATGGGGATGGGCACAAAAGGGAATTAACGAAACTTATTTATCTCCAGGAGACAAAATAGGCCTAGTATTTTCCACAGAGGAGGAAGTAAGATGGCCTTAAGATTATTAGAAAAAGAAATTAAAACAAAAAATAAAGTTTCTGCTGATATTGTTTTCCAATTGGCTTTAACTTTATTTGCTTTATACGTAGCCAATAATATGAGCATAGATCTATGGCGATCTATTAGGGGTCACTAATGGTTCACCTAACTCGTATTTATACTAAAACAGGCGACGACGGAAGCACAGGAATTGCCAATAACGAAAGAGTCTACAAGATATCTCCATTGATAGAGGCTATAGGTGCAGTAGATGAGGCTAATTCTGCTATTGGAATGTCTGTTGAATACTATAACGACATCATTGAAAGAATACAGAATGACCTATTTGATCTAGGGGCAGAGCTTGCTGGATCTGATAAATTCAAAATAACAGATGATAGAATAGAATATCTGGAAAAGGTAATTGACGATTACAATGAATTTCTGGAGCCACTAAGATCGTTTGTTCTACCTACTGGTTCTTTGCATAACGCTAGAACGGTAGTTAGAAGGGCAGAAAGAGCTGTCTGGATGGTAATTGCAATTCATAATGAAAATGATGTTCAGATAAGCAAGAACATCCCAAAGTATTTAAATAGACTGTCTGACCTACTATTTGTTATGGCCAGATACCACAATAAGGATAAAGAAAAGTTGTGGGTTCAACGAAGGGAAGAAAATGATAGACAAGATAGTTAGTCTTCTATTTAGATGGTCTTCTTTAAGAGAAGCGCTATTTAATGAAGTTCGATTCTATGATGCTTTAGATGCAGGTATTCAGGATGAAACTCCTGGTGCTAAATTCTGGCAGGATCAAGACGGATGGAGATGGTGGAAGTATAATGAAATTAATAACAGATACATATTCAATGATGTCCCATCACGGTCAGCATTTGAAACAATAAATGAATTTGATTCGGAGGAAGAAAATGCTATATCACAAGCATTTATTAGTAAACGCTAAAGTAAAGAACCCTATTAATACAGAGGAACAGGGCATAGAGTTCCTCAAAGATTTAGTAAACCAGATTGATATGAAGATCATTAAGGGTCCATTTGCCAGTTATGTAGACAAGGACGGAAACAAGGGTCTTACAGCTATTGTAATGATAGAGACAAGCCATATAGCCTTCCATATCTGGGATGAGGTAGACCCAGGGTTAATCCAATTCGATCTATATACATGTGGCCAATTAGATCTAGATAAGGTAATGTCGATATTTAAGAATACCTTTGATGTACAGTCATTAGATTATGTTCTATTTGATAGAGAGCACGGATTCAAGGTTGAGGCAAACGGGAGTCTATAATGGATAAACCTATATTAGTTGAGACAATTGAGAAGGCTTTTGAAGCATCTAAGATCCCAGGGTATAAGCAGAATCCACCAGATTGGTGTGATGATTGTGTTGCTGCTCCAGGTGGAGAGTGTCCAGATTGTGGATGCACACACAATTGTTAAGGCTATAAATGGCATACGCTAGATTCTCAGATTATGATATCTATATCTATCCCCATGTTGGAGGATGGATCGAATGTTCAGCATGCTTCTTGGTTCAACCAGAGGATGAATACACCCTATTCTCAGCATCTGAAGCTATACATGACGATGAGACTTTATTAGTACATATACTACAGCATAGAATCATAGGGCACAATATCCCAGATGACCTAGAGCACCAGATCTTGGCAGATCCAAATAGGTACGGTAAGTATAAGGCTAGCAAAGAGCCTAAAGAATACTCTGAAGATGAACTATGGTAAATATATTAGCTAATATAGGTCCCAATTAGTGAAATCGAAAAGTGCGGCGGGAGAGAACCCTATGGATGATACTCATCCCCTATATACCTATAGCTTTATATGCATGAAAGACAAGTCAACAATGAATCTAGAGATATCAAGGGAGTTAGACTATATTCCTAAATGTCTCAAATGTAATGGCAATATGATCCTGAGATACTCCATAAACAATGATGGAGAAATATGGATGAATCAAGCCATACTTCATGACTAATATTCTAGTTGACTAGGATTATATAGATATTATAAAACGGGGGGCAAGGACAAAAGAGATGATTACTACACATAGACCTATAAGCACTATATCCAAGATACTCTGCCTATACTTGCATCTATCAATTTTGATCACAGGCACAGCCATATTTACTCATATCATGCAGCTTGATCCACATAGATAATTTGCAACTAACTCCTATATCCCCCCGCATTTAAACACCTCTCTAATAGGCATATAGAGCCTTTTAA